GCAATAAAAATTTTCCCTTGATTGTTTTGCTTGTCTTCGGCTGTGCGCGAAACAGAGAAAATGAAATCAGCCACGAAACATTTGTTAAACGCTTCTGAAATTTGTTCCATTGTAATCACTTCCGCACTCAGTCCTGAGCGATTTGTTTGTGATGCTGTCCACACGGGGCAGGCAAACTCTGTGGACATCGCGCGAAGCTCCTCATAGATAGACTCTAATTCTGTTCTCTTTTCTTTTCGGGTAGTAACTGGTCTTAGGAGATCCGCATAGTCAACAATGATCATCCCTGGCTTGAGGCCTCTTTTTAACAACTTTGTCAAGTGAGATTTAATAGTGTTTGTTGTTGCAGATTTGGTGGGATATTCTTTAATAATAAGCTTTCCCTCCATATCTTTAATCTCTTCATATACTTCTTCTTTGAAATTAATGATATCAGAAAGTGGATAACCCGTTAAACAACTATCATATCTATTTGCAATAATTGTATCTTGAAGCTCTAGAGTGTAGTGGACGACCACCTTTCCTTCTTTGAGCCCTTGGGCGCCGAGGTGCACAAGACAAAAAGTTTTACCGGCACCAGTTGGCGCAATAACAACTCCAAGTTCGCTCTTTCCGAGGCCCCCACCACAAATATTATCAATCTCTTTCCAGCCGGTAGTGATTGGAAGACGATGTCTGGGAACAAATCTTTGTTCAAAATCGGCTATATAATCATATCCAAAGTTGTTATCTGAGCCCAGCTTGAGTGAGTCGTTGATCGTTTTTGAAATTTCATCAAAAGAACATGTTTGCAACAAACTAACTGACTTAAGCATTGCTTCTTTCAAATTTTGCTTGCGGCAAAAATCAAGAGACTGTTCTTTGATATATTTTATATCAGCTGCTTCGTTACTTGTAATTTTGGCAAAATAATCACGCACCTGCTTCCGCACAACTTTATCCTCGTTATCAAGCTCTGTGCGCAACATTGTTATAACAGCTTCGGCAGAAGGATGAGTGGCGTATCTATTGCGATAGTTAAGAATCTTCTCTGTAAATACACGCAAATACTCCAATTCTAGAAAATGTATGTGAAGCACTTCTGTGATTTGATCGGCGAAAGGACGATCTTCATATATGATCTGGACAAGCCCTTCCTGAAAGGCTTTTCCATAACGACTAAAGCTAACTTTTTCAATCAAGTTTCACTCCTCGGCACCCGTAATAAGTATAACAAATTTATCCGTAAAGTCAAGCAAATTAGCGTCCCGCATTAATTTTATTTAAGTGCAATTCTAAGTCTTTCCAATTCAATTCTCCGAAGCCATCATCGCGCATTTTCTTTAAAATTTCTATCTTGTTGAAATTACACTCAAAGTTCTCTACTGCATTTCGAATAAAGTCTTTTGACTGGACCGAAAGCATTGGAGAATATAGTTGCATCATCTTATAATTATGCTCAATAATTTCTTCTCCTTCGATAATATTTGTGTGAAACTTAAGCTTTTTATCTACTTTATCACAATATGAAACAATATCATCAATGGTGTAATCTTTGTCGGCCGCCAAAAATCCTAAACGTCGTTGAATGCTTTTAAAGCCAACTGATTTAATTCCTGCCAAATTATCTGATGCATCCCCCACCATTGCCCGGGCTAGGGCCATGTTGCGTGGGTGCACTCCCAACTCTTCAACGATGCGGCCCTTATTATAGATGATATCACTAGTAGGGCGATAGACCACTGTTTCCTCATCACATAGCTGGTAAAAATCCTTGTCGTTAGAAACAATAACCTTCTGCCACCCATCATAGTAGGACATCCTTGTGAGATAGGAGATTACGTCGTCTGCCTCGACTTCTGGAATCATCACTTGAACAATGGGCATCTCATTAAAATATTCAATGGCGCGCCGTTGCTGCCAGATTCGGTTTTGCATTTCCTCATTTTCGGTGAGGGCTTTTACGTTTCTATTCAAACGAATTGGCTTGCGCCCAGCTTTATAATTCTTATCTAGGCTCCGGCGCTTGCGAGATCCGTTGGGGCCATCCCATACGATAACGACCTCTTCTGGTTTTGTCATCCTTACCAGCTTTTGTACAATCTTAAGGGATCCTTTGAATCCTCCGATTGGTTCTCCGTTTGTCGAGAGACTTGGATCTACAATGTATGCTCTCAAAAACATATTGAGAGCGTCGATAATCAATACTCTTTTCATAATTTATAACTTCCTGCGATTTTGTTGTTAATAGTGTATACGACGCGTTTTACGCCAACATGCTTAAGGGCCTCATGGCACATGGAGCATGGCTTGGAAAGCTTGTAATTGCCCTCTCTCCCCACCCTAGCAACATAGATGGTAGAACCCTCGGTGATGCTGCGATCCATGCCCAGGACGGCGCCTAGTTCTGCGTGGAGCGTTGTTCTGCCTTGATGTTCTTTTTGAAATCTCGACCCAAATGAACAGTAATTATCCTTATTGAAGGATGCATTTCGGATGGAGCCCTTCACAAGCACAGCGCCATGGCGATAATCAGGAAACGACGATTGATGTGCCATGCGCTTAGCTAGTTCCATATAGCGCCGTGTTTTACCAGAATAGTGATGGAATCTCTCGGCGCCATAATCCGATTTATATTCCGTTGCTGTCGTAGACATGAAGCCCTCCCACAAGCTTATACTTCAGTATAGCGCATCATGAGAGGGCTGTCAAGCGTTTTTCATTCGGGATCTGCGTAAAATTGATCTGCAGAACCCTCGCGCCTATCAAACTTCTGGACAACTTCTTCGTCCATAAGTTCCAAGACATTCTTTCTAAATTCTTCATCAGATTGTATTAGATCTGCCCATTTTGATGGCTGAAACTTTTTCTCGTATCCGTCGGCCATTTTCAGAGTGTACCATGCACCAGCACTAGTCATACACTCTGAACCCTTCACAGCATCAAACCATGATTCTTCGTCACGAATGCCAACATCTTCGGTCCCCCACAAAATGCGGAAGGCGCAATTGCGTCCTTGCGTGCCGAATCGTGATTTCTCGATCTTTACCTTAACCTCTGAACCAATGCGAAAGCCCTTAGCATCCTCAATAAACGCAGATTTTGCCTTTCTGCCTGTGAGCCAGATCCGCAATGAATACGAATAGTGTAGCGCCTTGCCTCCGGGGGTCATGTATGGCGTCGTCATCGCAATAATACGTGCGTTCGGGCCGCTTGGAATATTCGTCTTCAACTGGTTGAGAACGAGCAGTGTTGCTTGTTTATCGGCGATAGGGATCACCAGTTTTGACATTCCCTTTGCAAGAATGCGTGCTTTCACGGCCATCGACGACTGTGGGTTGAAGTCCCCTTCAACGTCGGAAATTGACGGCGTAAATGCCAATGAATCCCAGATAAACAATAGCTGATCTTCGGATGCTCCAAGTAGTTCTTCTATGGTTTCTAGTACAAACTCTACGGACGTCGCCTGGATGTACATTAAGCGACCTAGATCGCATCCTGCTCGCTCCAAAAAGTCAGGGTCAATGGCTGACTCAGAATCGAAGTAGACGACAAGCTTGCCCTGTTTCTGGGCGTTTGCGGCGATCTGCGCTGCCATATATGACTTACCTGTGCTGGTCAATCCAGCCAGTTCAGACACCTTGCCGACCGGGATCCCGGCGACTCGGCCCTTGCATATAATACTATCAAGCCAACGAGAGCCTGTGGATATCCATTCCTTTACTTCGGTTGGATTTGTGCCCGTCAGATCGTGAGCAACGTTGCGGCCGGCCTTCTTGTTTACAAGATTCATCAAATCTTGCATCGATACCCGGCCAGGCTTGGGTTGTTTGGCTTTTCTCGCCATTATGCCTCCTTAAAAAATGCGGCACCCTATTTTCTCGACCGGGGTGCCATCGGTCACGCGCAAACCTTATTTAGTTGCCATTAACTCGTCAAACGCTCGGTCCACATCGCTCTTACCATTTCCGTATTTAGTGGTTTCCGTCGAGCGTGACTCTGCACTTCCATTGTCAGCAAGCTGTTCATCCAGAATTGCATCGATTTGCTTTGAAGTATGACGCTCGAAAAGAGAATCAAAATCGGGAATACTATCAAGGAGGGCGGGGATAGCTTCCTTATCCTCCAAAAGCGGGGAAGTGTTTCGGCGCATCTTAAGGTTCGTCTGCGGGTATGCCCCAGGCGTGGTGGGCTTCGTATAGGTTAGGGCAATGTCGGTCCCTTCGAGGGGATCTGTAATGTCCCCATAATCTGGATCTAAAATGTAGCCTAGAAGATTCTCGTAGGCGCGCTTTCCATAGCCATACATCTTGGCTCCCTCATCTTCTCGGCCGCGAACAACGACCGGAGAGAAATAGCGTGCACGAACGAATAGAGACTTAGCAAGCTTCTTGCTTTCTTCATCGTTGTTGCCTGTACCTTCCTTCCACAAAGCAGAAGCAAACTCGCAAATCGAACAGTTTTCTCCAAAGTTGCGCTTTGGGCAAACGATTCCTCCGCGATGTTCTCCTACATTATAGTGGAAATACATTTCCTTAAGCGGATCGCCATCGGGCGATGGGACGATTCGAATGTCCTGATCCCCTTCATCTGGTCTAAACCAGGGCGATTGCTCCTTATCATACTCGCCGCGTAGTTGAGCGAGCTTCTTTCTCATTAGTTCCATGTTGATTGACATTAGTTTTTTCTCCTTGTTTTATTGTTAAAGTATATCAAGCTTTCCTTGATATCTAATGTGTCACTCTTGCTCTAGCCTGTCAAGAGTTTTTTGTTGTTGTATCGTGTTTGTGTGGGCCACGACGTACCCAAAATCATTGTGCGGTGTTTCGTATATTGCATAAGAAATTTTACGAAAAGCATTTGAAGGCTTCTTCTTTAGCGCGTCCACAATCTTTCTATGCAATGTGCCCTCCTGGGCCAATCTTTCTTCATTTATACATAAATAATAACATAAATCTCGCTGAACGTCAAGCTTAAAAAGCCAATTTTCTTCTAAATTTTTTGTATCGAGGACTCCAATACTTCTAATGCGATTCATCACCGCGGGGCGCGCGACTTGGCCGATCTCGGGCTCCGTGTGGGCAAAATAATTCAAATAATGAACTGATGAGAAAATCGAATCATTTATAATATCGTAGTACTTCTTTATTGGTACATTTCCAAGAATTTTTTCAATCTCTTGATTAGAAAAAACCGTAATTGACTGAAATAGTCCAGAACGAGCGTATTCCTGTAAAACTCCAAAAGTTATATTTTCCATTGTCCGGGGGACTCCCGTCAACAGGCCAATATCTGGTTTAATATAAAAAACTTCTATCTTCTTTTCTTTTATTTGTTGTAATATGCCCAACGAATAATTTGAACTATACGAAGATCCAATAATAAAAACTTGAACATGGTCCTTCAGATCTTTAAAAAAATTAGATAAATCAGGAATATTGTTTTCATATTCTTCCGGATCTTCAAATGCTTTGAGCTTAAACTTTCTCGATGTTTTTCTTTTAATGCTGTTGTTCAATAGATATACATCGTACTGCGAGATTTCACCAAACTTCTCGGCAATCGCGGAGGCTCCATTACCAATGCCCACAATAGATATCATAGCGACATCCTCTCAAGGTCATAATAGTCGTTGCCGGCACTTAAATTTACCATGAAATTGCCTAGTTTATTTTGTTCAAATGTATCTCTAATCTCAATCACCATATCACGCTCTTCATCAGCAAAGTCTATTACAATCTCGTCATGA